TAAAAGAGTTATTGTACTTGTTTTTGATTTACCAGTTCTAAGATAAATCTCTTGCATTTCTGGAGTTCTTAAAAGTTCTCCTCCTCTTACTTCAAATCCATTCTGATGGATAAATATTAAGAGTTTAGAGAAATCTCGCATAAATGCTTCTTGATGTTGACCTAGTGTCATAACTTACTCCTCGCCTAGAATTAGATATCGAACATATCTTCACTCTCTTCATCCACTGCAGTAGCCTCTACATTTTCATCGTTAATGTTTTCTAATATAGGAGCTCTATATGGGAATGGGAGAGTAAAATACATTAGACTATCATCGATTATTCCAACTCCACGATGTTTGCCTCTCTGTACTGTTAAATGCCACTTCTTATTAATCTTAGCTTTATAAATATAAATCTCAAAATCAACAACTTGATCGATCTGTTTAGAACCTTCTGTATAGCCCTTACCAGCAACTTCTTTAACAAATAAAGAATCTTGTATACCATTACGTATAAGGGCTTTAGAATCACTACTAAGCTGGTGAGCACTTATGCAAGCTATACCTTTACTAGCACTAAAGTTTCTAACACGTCTAAACATATCCCTTAATGCTGTTCCGGTTGGTCCTGAAGTATCACAACCAGTTGTTGGTAAAATAGCAAGATAATCTATAATAAGAAGTTGAACTTCATATCCTTGTGCTTCTAGCTGGTTAACGTAACTAAAAATACTTTGATAAGTCCACAATGTCGGATCTGCTCTAACTAAGAATATTTCAAAACCATTTTGACCTAATCTTTTAATAACATAATCTTGAATTTGTTCTGTAGATAAATTCTTAAGATCGTCTTCTGTATTTTCAGGTAGTTTCCTATTCTCGTGGTAATATAGATATGTATACATATACTCTAATGTATCGATAGTTTCATCTTCAAAACTTAAATATACCAAAGCTGGTTTCTTCTTAGGGTCTTTAAGTTGGGGATGGTTATAACGGGCTGTTTGCATAAAGATAGATTTAAGAAATCCAGATTTATAATTATGCTGTAATGAACAAACTATACCCATCTGTCCCTTTCTAAAGCCACGTTGTAGCATATTATTTAACTGGACCCAACCGGTTTTAAGTATGCCGCCCTCTTCTTTAGTCGCTTTAAGACTCTTAACAATATTATCCATATCATCTTTAGAAGACAATTGCACAGTATTAAGTATGCCTGCATCTTTGGTACTCGTTTTATTACATAAAGATTCTAACTCTGGTAATATCTCTAATATATCGTCAGCTACCGATTTCTTAATATTTCCATTATTAAGGTTATAAGTAAGTAGATTTAATTTCTGTATAGCTGTTGCCGATTTATAATATTGTGTTAACTTATTAACCATAGAAGCTACAGATCGTTTCATACCACCATCTGTCATCTCTGTTGTAAGTTGGTCATGTGCTGTATCGTAATATAATGTATTAGTTCTAAAAATAACCTTAAGTTCTCCTAAGAGATTAGGTTTATCATCATAGGCTTCAGGATTAGCTATCATTCTATTAAGAAGATCTATAAGTGCAGTTTCTGGACTATTTATATCTCCTTCTAGCATAGTTTGTCGTTTAGGTTTAGTAACTGCTAATATAGACTTTACAATATTTCTACTATCATATGTTCCGTCTTTAGTTATCTCTCTTTCTCTAAAGAGCAGAACTATACATGTTATCAGTATGTCAATTTTATTCATTGTTATGACTATCCTCTCTTTTTACTGTTGTTCTACATTCAATCTTTATTTTTGTAAAGGTTAAATACCAGCAGTGTTTTGTTAGGTGATTTATAGGTACCTACGTACGTTAATGGGTATACTATAAGATTTTTTGTTTAAATTTAAGTAAGGAGGACACGTGGCAAGTATAGATATAATACCTACAAGTGTACCCAAAGAGAATACTAATAGAAGGAATAAGACTATAGTATTTGTTCCTGATTACCTAGTTGGTGGTGGTACTCGTAGTATGAACACTAAGTTGCTTTCAAGTATCGACGACTATTTCAGAAAGGATCTAACTGATATTAACACCTATCCGCTTCTTAACACTATACCAAAACTTCAACCTATAGAAAGACTTGGTATTAATCCTTATATAGCTCCTAATACATTTAGAGCGATATATTATGGATTGGTAGATGCAGGATTAGTACCAGTAGATGTTGAAACTATTCTATCTGCAGATAGTTATGTTAAAAGAATCTTAGGATTAGATGTTAATAGTATGCCAACTGATACTAATAAATTATTTAGTAAAGGTAAGCGTGTAATAGACTCTGTAACAGCACATTCTGAAGTAGACCCTAGCTATCCTATAGATGTTGTTATGAGTAATATAGAAAAGCCTTATAAATTCTATATAACGAATGATATTTTATTCGTAATAATGGAAAATGGTTTTGGAAATATACTCTTAAGTAACTATGAACCAGCTGTTAAATATATTGTAACTGATATAGTTAGAGAATATCAGAACAAGTTCGGTACTAACGAGCTGCATAGTAGTATGTTATTTAATGTCTACTTGAAAACACTAGATAGATGTATCTTTAGCTAGGGTACAATCTATATAGTTTCGGATTGTTGTAAGATACTGATGCATATGAGGATAAATAAAAAATAAATATACAAAGGACAAAATATGAGTATGACCAAAACTCAACTCCGTGGTGTATTCGATGCTATTATGGCATCTGAGAAAACACTAAAAACACTAGATAAAAATGGTATTGCTAACTATAGCTTTAACTCAGAGAGCCTTTCATCTACTGAAAGACGTGCTGCTGAAGAGACATTCAACAACTTCAAAGAGAATATTGAAGCTGCTATCGGTAACATCAACCTTGAGAGCTATGGTAAAGGCCTAGGTGAACTAGCTCTTACACCAGTTCAAAAAGCTGCTGCTGTTCAAGCTGCTGCTATGGCTGTTAACCCAGGTAGCCTAACAAAAGCTCTTAGCGAGTCTTTCGGCTCTCTTAAACCAGACGAGAGAATGGGTATGAACTTCGAGTCTGCTGATTCAGTTCTATCTTTCGAAGATGTTCTTTCTGATATGAAAGTGAACCTTGAGTCTTTCGATGGCCAGCAACTACAATCAGTTTATTATACAACTGTAGCTCTAGCTATCGCAACATCTAAACAAGATGAGTTCTCAGAGGCATTCTTCCCACTAATCGTAATGGGACCAGCTGATGCTTTCTACGAAGTTAAAGTTCCTATCGATAACTTTGTTAAAGAGTTCAAACACGTTACACCAAGAGGTGTTGATGTTAAAATGGATCCTAAACCAATCCTTAAGAACCTTTTCAACAACGAACTTCTTACAGAGAACAGACTAAGAGTTAAACCATTCGTAGATAATGACCCTGATAAATTTGCTCTTGTTCAGGATGCAAAATTTGGTGTAACTATCAACGGTGAGACTTTCAACTCTGCTCCTTATAAAATGGGTGCTAAGATTGATATCTTCGGTGTAACTAATACTAAAGCTGATGTAGCTCGTGGTAATGTTACAGATTTCACAGACGCACTAGATCGTGCTATGTCTCTTACTAACCTATACCTAGGTTTCAAGAACGCAGCTAACAAAGATCTACAAGCTAAACTTGACCTTTCATTTAGACCAAGAACAGCTTTCCAACTTCCAGCTGAGGGACATAACAAAGAGCTTACAGCTAACTTTACTGGTAAATTCGTATTGAATACTAAGTCTACTAAAGATTTCCAAGATAAAGAGAATGCTGACAATGCACTATTCGGCGCTACACTTGCTGGTGGTACTGAGTATACAGTAGAAGTAGAACTTTCAGTAACTGGTTCTGTTAGAACTGATACAGGTGTTATCAAATTGAATGCTACAAGCCTTGAGCTAGTAGAGATCAAGAAGGTAGCTGATGGTACAGTTGTAGAAGATCTTACAACTGGTGATGGCCAAGCTATTAAAGAAGCTCTTGAGAAAATTAGTGTTGTAGGTTATGATCTAGATGTAGCTGTAACAAATAGCAACTTTAGAAAGAGAAGCATCCTTCTACACAATGAGTCTACAAGATATAGACACATCTGCGAATTCAGAAGTGGCTTTAACGTAATTAAACCAGTATTTAACCTAACTGGTGAAGATAACGATGCTATTGCAGAAACAGTTGAGAAACAATCTATAGCTGTTAGCGCTGCTATGAGTTGTACAGCTGTTGGTACACTACTTGGCTTTGCTAAATATCTAGAGGACCTAGATGCTGCTAAAGCTCTTAGCTCAGCAGTAACAAAAACTCAAGCTGATACAGTATTCGTACCATTCTATCATAAAGAAGAGTTGAAACTTAAAGATAACGTAGATAGCCTAAGAAGCTATGAGAGAGTACAAGACATCGCTGCTGGTATTCTTAATAACATTGCAGATGTTGTAACTGTAATGGGTCTAGATTCTAACTATACTAACGTATTCGAGAAACTACGCCCTGGTAAACGTAAAACAGTTGTAATTGGTACTGATCCACACATCGCAAGATACCTAGGTCAACAACTACAACCATCTGTAAATGCTAGTGTTAGTTCAAATACATTTAACCTAACATTCGATACAGATGCAGTTATCGTTACAACATGCAACCCACTAATGAAAGATAGAATTTTCGTAGCCTTCACAGACTTCGATAATCCAGATAGAAATACAGCTCCTGACCTAATGAGCTTCGGTTTCGGTCTATATACACCACCTTTCAACCGTGAGGTACAAACTACTAGAGCTAATGCTACTGTTAAAGAGCTTCATATTGAGCCTCGCTTTAGCTTTATCCCTAGCATGGCAGTACTTGCTGAGTTCCACATTGAAGGTATCTCAGAGGCTATTAAGAAAAACGTACGCCATTACAAAGTTGTTCTATAATATTTATATTATATTACATATTTCGAACAGAGAGTGGACTTCGGTTCACTCTCTGTTCTTTTTTTAGTTTTTCTAGTTATATTTAACTTAAGTTAATTATATATTCTTTATATAGAGGAATAAATAAAATATAAGGAATTTACAATGGAATTTGAACCATTTCCTCCAGAGATCTTTAGTCCATTAGATCGATTGGAAAAAGAAAATTATGATAGCAATATAACATACGGTGTAACATCTATAGGTATAACTACAGAAGAACTAGAACGCTGTGACGAATATACTAAGATGTTTATTTATATAACTGCACAAGTTATTGCAGTTATCCCTGTACCTAAAACAAGAGCTGATACTCTAAGACAGGTTAGGGATAAAATAGAAGAATTCACTGTTCGTGAACATCAACGTCCATTAACAGTAGAAGAACAAGCAGAAAAGAAAAAGTGGGAGGATGTTATTAAGGGATTTGACTTAATATTCACTCCTGAAGCTGTCTATCAGAAAGTAACATATAAACCCTATCTAAATAACTTATTCTTTAAGGTAACTAAGAAATCTAATGCTAAACTTGAAACGAATGGCACTTATGTTACAATGGATAATGATAAGAAGAAATGGGTTTATAAAACATGGGTATTTACTAATGTAAGAGAAAATGAACATACCATTCATTTCATGGACAGAACTAATAGACCAGGGCTAGTGGAATATAAAAACATAGAAGACATAACCTTTGCCGCTTTAAATATTCCTCGGAGCGTAAAAGGAGTCTTTGTAGTAAAGGATAGTGTCTTAGCTAGACCTAACTTTAAAGAAGTTGGGCTTGAAAAGATAACTGGTCTTCCATATAGACAACTTGGTAATATTAAGAAATTGCAAACTAGTATAGCTGGTGCAGACGCTCTCTATGCTAATAGTAATAGCACATTGTATTATAACCAGCTATTTAGCCCTATATTAAGACCAAATACTGTTAATTCTAGAAACATATTGGAAAATATAGATAAAACAGTATATAAAGATACCTATATGAAAGTTGGTGATAACCCTGCAACAACTCCATATATTAAAAGCACGTTTGTTAATAACTGTGTTAAAAATGGTATACCGATAGCATTTGAGTCTGCTAACCTGTTTGAAGGTGGCATAGATGGTAAATACCTAATGGATCAACTCGCTAGTGGCGATCCACAAGATAAAATAGCTATTAGAAGATGGAGAAGCATTGTTAAAAGTCATTATGATAACCACAATATGGTTCTAATGTTTAATAAAGATACTGGATTCCAACCTGGAGAGTATGATCAGTTCTTAAGACAATATGTAGGTAAAGTCTCTAATTATGTTATTAAAGATCCAAAATATCAGGAAGAGATTGAAGTCGCTAAACCTTATAGTCATAACTCAGAATTGTATATGGATCTTAATTCAGAATTCTCAGGATTACCAAGAGAAGAGACTTGGAAGTTATCTGCTATGCCACATCTATATTCAGATGTATTAAGACTTGAAGAAGAACTTTCTGGACAAGCTATGAATGGTGGTAAAGTATCAGAGTGTAGAGAGATCTTAAACGGGCTAAAAGAGACTAGACAAGAAATGTTTAACCATAATGGATATACAAATGGTTTAAGCTTCGAAGATATTATCTTTATACCTATAGAGAAAATTTTATCTAATGGTGGAGAATATTACGACGAAGATAGCGATCTTGTAATAGTGATTGACGATGTTAAATCTAGCGAAAGTGTTATACATCCGTTTAGTAAGAAGAAAAGAGAGATCGACCAAAGGCATTTAGCTTTTGAAGCTGATAATATCGGAACTGGTTGTAACATTAAGATCATTAGTAGTTCTCCACAGGAGATAGGTAAAGTTTACTATACTAAATTCTTAAATAAAGTTTATAATATACCAGTTATTAATGGTAATGGTCAGGCTAGCCAAATTATTATAACTAGCAGAGGAACTAATAGTGGGTTACCAGAGATAACAGTATTACCATTAACCGAACAGTCTCTAAAAGAACTAAATCTATTTGACAATATTAACGATGCTGAATGCTTAGGTCTAAGAGAAGAAAATCTAAAACGTGAGGGCTATAGTGTTAAACTAGCAGAACTTCAAACTAGTAAAGAGATAACACAGATGAATCTAGAGAAAGCGAGAAAAGAGTTTGAGACTTACCTTAAGAAAACAGCAACTGAGCTAGCGGCTAAGAAAGTAGAGTTTGAACTCAAATTGAAAGATGCTATAGCTAAATCTATGCTAGATGAAAAGATTAATAATGCTAAGTTGCAAAAAGAGAAATATAGTGCATTAGCCTCTGTATTTAAATCTATTCTAGATACGTTTAACATTACGACTAGGTTCGTCGATATAGTAGCTGATATAATCAAGAGGGATGATATATAACTAGTCATGAGTTATATATTATTTATATAAGATGTTCAGTTCTAATGATCATTTTTAAAAATAAAATTGAAAGGACAACACATGGATAGTTTATTGGCCAAAGCTTTAGAAGACCATACTCCACGGATGAACGATAAGCTCGTACGTGGTATAGCTAAAGGTGTCTTTGAAAGTATTCCGGATTATATCAATAAGATGATCCAGATCAGTATGGAAAAGATTAACCCAAATATTGATCTTCGGTATAAAGGGTATAAGATATGTACTCCAGAAGAAGAACTTATGGAGGACGCACTAAGTAGAGCTAGTAATAAGCCAGCAGATATAGCAGTGAATAACGCATATTTAACTGTTTTTGAATTTGAGCATAACGGACAACCTATGCCTAAATACATATATCTGCCATATTGCGATCCAGGTAATATTTTTGTAATATCTGGCACCAAGTATGTAGTTATGCCTATATTAACAGACTTGGTTATATCTGTTAAACCAGATAAAATCTTTGTTAGGTTACATAGGGATAAGATACATGTTACTTCAGAAAGGAAAAGGGTTATACTAAATGGTAACCCTAATCCTGAAATGCCTAAGCTTTTATTTAGTAGTATTTTAAACTCTGGTAGTAAAGACAAAATGAAACCAGGTGGTAAAACTCCATTAGGTTTATATCTGTTATGTAAATATGGTCTAAGAGAAACCTTAAGAAAATATACGAATCTAAAAGAGGGCGATATATTAATTAAGTATGATCCTTATGATAAAATTACAAATGAAGATTTTAAAGATTATGACATCTATAGTACTGTCGGTGAAAGACCTAAAAGCTATGATAAAGGTGTTGCATATCGTAAACATAAAATCAAAGTTCTTGTTCATAAGGATG